ATTAGGAGAACAAAATTATGGCATCAACTTATACGGCTCTCGGTGTAGAACTAATGGCAACTGGTGAAAACGCCGGTACATGGGGAACAAAAACTAACACCAACTTAAACATAATCGAACAAATTTCAGGTGGATATACTGTTCAATCAATTGCAGGTGGAGCACAGACTACAGATTTAACAGTTTCAGATGGATCAGCTGGTGCTAGTATGGCTCACAGAATGATTGAGTTTACAGGTACTATTACTGGAAACCAAATCGTAACAATTCCTTTAGATGCACAAACATTTTATTTTTTAAGAAATTCAACATCAGGTGCTTATACAGTACAATTTAAATACGCTTCTGGATCAGGAGATACATTTACTTTTTCTGCAACAGATAAAGGTGATCAAGCAGTATTTGCTACAGCAAATGATGGAACTAACCCAGACATATATACTTTAGGTTTTGGTGATGGTGATGTAACTCTTACTGGAACACAAACTTTAACAAACAAAACTTTAACTAGTCCTAAAATTGGTACTAACATTTTAGACACTAACGGAAATGAACTAATTAATCTTACTGCAACAAGTTCAGCTGTTAATGAAATTACATTAGCAAATGCTGCTACAGGTAATGCACCAACTATTACTGCTTCTGGAGAAACTAATGTAAGTCTTAACCTTGTTCCAAAAGGATCAGGTACATTACAAGGTAATGGTTCAGCATTAAAAATAGCCGGTAAAGAAACTATATGGATTCCCGCTGCAGCCATGTACGCTGCAACTACTAATGGAGCTGATGCAGAACAAGTAGAAACAACAGCAACAAGACCAGATATGAAAGTATTTGATTTTGATGCTAGTACAAAACAATACACACAATTTACAATAGCTATGCCAAAATCATGGAATGAAGGTACTTTAACTTATCAAGTTTACTGGGCACCTAGCACGACTAACACAGGAAATGCTATTTTTGGTTTACAAGGTGTTGCATGTGCAGATGGTGATACTATCGATGTTGCATATGGAACAGCTATAGAAGTTACGGACGCCGGTATAGGAACAGTTGAAGATCAACAAATTACAAGTGAAAGTAGTGCTATGACAGTTGCAGGTTCTCCTGCAGCAGGTGAACAATCTTACTTTCAACTATACAGAGATGCAGCGGATGGTGGTGACACATTCACTGGTGAATGTAGAGTTCTAGGTATCAAATTATTCTTTACTACTGACGCGGCTAACGACGCATAAGGAATTTAGATATGAGAGATTTAAAAAATAAACTTACAACTGGTAAGAACACAAAAAACATCCAAGGTAAAAAAGGTAAAATGTTCGGTTATCAAGTCTTAGGATTTGGATCAGGAGCTGATGGTGGTTGGGATGGTACAGCTGAATATTTAATAGTCGGTGGCGGAGGTGGTGGTGCGGGAAACCAGTCACCAAGATCAGCTTCCGGAGGCGGAGGCGGAGGAGGAGGATACAGAACTTCTTTTCCAGGTTTTGTAGGAGTAGTATTAACTTTAGCAGAGGGTGGCACTTATCCAGTAACAGTTGGAGGTGGTGGTGCAAAAAACGATAACCCTAGTAACAATTCAAATGGCGCAAGAGGTGGAAATTCAGCAATAACACACCCAACAATAACAGATATAGAATCAACAGGTGGTGGTGGCGGAGGTGCAGTAGCTGCTAGTGGACTTCCTGGAGGCTCTGGGGGTGGAGGTGGTAACAATCCCCCTGGAAGTTCATCAACAGGAGCTGGAAACACGCCTCCTGTAAGTGCAACCCCTGTAATGCCTGGAGGACAAGGTTTTCCAGGTCATGCTACACAACCTAATTATGAGTCTATAGGTGTTCCTGGAGGAGGTGCTGGAGGTGTTGGAGGCCCTGGATCTGGAACAGGAGGTATTGGTTTAAATAATTCAATAACAGGAAGCCCTGTCGGATACGCTGGAGGTGGTGGTGCAGGCGGTGCTGGTTGGGCCGGACATTTTGGATCTGGTGGTGGGGGACAACCCAATACATCAAGTGATCGTGGATTCGGTGCTGGATATGGTGGTGCGGCTGGAAATCCTGGTAAAACTAATAACGCTATAGCTGGTGCTGATAATACCGGCGGTGGAGGCGGTGGAGGCGGAGTTCCACTTGTAAACCCTATAGTTAGTCCAGCAGCAAACGGAGGTAGTGGTATTGTTATTATAAGAACTCCAGGAGATGTAAATTTAGGTGTAAGTCCAGGAACTAATTCAGTTGCAACTTTACCTAGTGGAGAAAAAGTAGCAACATTTACTGTTTCAGGAAATTTAACAACTTAATTATTATGGCACACTTTGCAGAAATAGATTCAAACAATATAGTAATAGAAGTTAAAAAGGCTTGTAATATTGATATTCAAAATAATGGTGGAGAACAATCTGAACAAGCTGCAACACATTTTGAAAGTGTGTGTCCATTATCAGAAAATGGAATTAAATATGTTCAAACTTCTTATAATAATAATTTTAGAAAAAAATATGCTGGTGTTGGTTATTTTTATGATTCTACAAAAGATAAATTTTTAAGTCCACAACCTTACGCTTCATGGTCATTAGATAGTGATGACGATTGGCAACCACCATTAACAGAACCGACAATTACAACTGATGGTTCAGATTCTATAGAGACTGCAGTGTGGGTATGGAGTTATGATTGGGATGAAGATTTTTATCAAGCTGATAATACTAAAGGTTGGAAAGGTAAAAAAATGAATATAAATAATACAGATCATACTGACACAGCTACTTACTATTGGAACGGAACAGCTTGGGTTGCTGAATAATTAATTCTTTACTTTTATAATATATTTAATATATAATATTTATATAAAGATTATAAATGAATTTGCAAAATTATTATTATTATTTTCAAAGTGCTCTTACACCTAGATTTTGTGATGAGTTAATTAAATATGGAGCTTCAAAACAAGAACAATTAGCAAAAATAGGAAACTTATCTAAAAAAAATTCTTTAACTAAAAAAGAAATAAAAGATTTAAAAAAAACAAGAGATTCAAATATTACATGGCTTAACGATAGATGGATTTATAGAGAGATACAACCCTATATACATCAAGCAAATAAAAATGCTGGTTGGAACTTTGATTGGGATTATTCTGAAAGTTGTCAATTTACAAAATATAAATTAAACCAATACTATGATTGGCATTCTGATTCTTGGCCTGATCCCTATGCTGATGAAACAGATTCAAATATGAATGGTAAGATTAGAAAGTTATCTGTTACTTGTTCTTTATCTGACCCTAAAGATTATAAAGGTGGAGAATTAGAATTTGATTATAGAAATATTGATCCAGAAAAAAAAAGAAAATTTGTAAAATGCAAAGAAATACTTCCTAGAGGGTCTATCGTTGTATTTCCCTCATTTGTTTGGCATAGAGTGAATCCTATAATAAAAGGTAATAGATATTCTTTAGTAGTTTGGAATTTAGGATTGCCGTATAAATAATATGAAAGTATTTTTACAAGATAATTTTTTAACTATTAAAGAATGTAAAAAATTAATAAAATTATATGAAGCTTGCCCAACACCTGAAAAATTTAACACAACCTATCCAATGTTTTTAACAATAGGTCAACTACCAAAATTAGAAGAAAAAATTAATAAAACAGGTATGGATATAAATAAATCCGTAATAGATTGGTTTCAAATTGTTAAGTGGCCTTGTCCTAATTTAGGCAAAGATGTTCATTACGACACAGCTTCTGATAAAACTACTTTAAGTAGCATTATTTATTTAAACGATAATTATGACGGTGGTCATACTTTTTTTAAAGATGGCACTAGTTTTGCTCCTGTAACAGGTAGAGCTATTTTTTTTGATGGAAATTATTATGAACATGGTGTATCTTCATCAACTAAGAACGACAGATATACTGTAGCAACATGGTTAAAACATAATGAGCTTTAAAAAAAATAAATATTCAATATTAAAAAAAGCTATATCTTCTGAATTAGCAAATTTTATTTATAAATATTTTCTTAACAAAAGAGAAGTTGCAAAATTTTTATTTACTAATAGATATATATCACCTTTTACAGAATACTACGGTGTATGGAATGATGAACAAGTACCAAATACTTATTCACATTATAGTGACATTGTAATGGAAACTTTATTACGGGAAGTAAAACCTGTAATGGAAAAACATACAAAATTAAAATTATCTGAAACTTATTCTTATGCAAGAATTTACAAACAAGGTGATGTATTAGCTAGACACAAAGATAGATACTCATGTGAGATATCTACTACATTAAATTTAGGTGGTGATTCATGGCCAATATATTTAGACCCAACAGGTGAAAAGGATCAAGCTGGTGTTAAAGTACAACTAGAGCCAGGTGATATGTTAATCTATTCTGGCTGTGATCTTGAACATTGGAGAGAAGAATTTAAAGGCAAAAACTGTGGTCAAGTATTTTTACATTATAACAAAGCTAATTCTAAAATAGCTAAACAAAATTATTTAGATAAAAGACCATTGTTGGGTCTTCCCGCTTGGTTTAAAAATACTAAATTAATAAAAAAGTGAAAATTACTATTATAGGTAGAGGAAATGCTGGTTGTATATCTGCAATGCATTTTGCTCATTATAGAAATACTATAAATACAAAAATAGAAATAGATTTATTGTTTGATTCTAACATTCCACCTGTTCCTACAGGACAAGGAACTACTTTAGATTTTCCTGAAATTTTATTTAATTGTTTTAATTTAGGATATTTAAACAAATTTCCATCTACAAAAAAAACAGGGATAATGTATGAAGACTTTGGTAAAAAGAAAAATAAACTTTTTCATAATTTTCCAGTAGGAAATTATTCTTTACATTTTGACCCTAAAGATTTTCAAGATTTTGTATGTAAAAATTTAAAGATTAATTTTAATGAAATAGATGAAAACGTAAAAGACTATAAACAAATTGATTCTGATTATATTATAGATTGCAGGGGTTCTCCAAAAACATTAAAAGGTTATGAAGAATTAGTTAGTCCTGTTAATTGTGCTTTGTTATCTACATTACCAAAAAAAGAAAATGATGTTGAATATACTAGATCAATAGCACATGAAAATGGTTGGTGTTTCTACATACCTTTGCCTGACAAAACATCTTTAGGTTACATATTTAATAAATCTATTACTAATGTTGATCAAGCCACTAAAAATTTTAAAAATACTTTTAATGTAAAAAAAGTAAACAAAGTTTTTCCATTTAAACAATATGTAGCAAAAGAACCTATTATTGATAATAGAGTTTTATTAAATGGTAATAAACTATTTTTTCTAGAACCTTTAGAAGCAACTGCTATGGGCTGTTATATTAATTCTGCTAGGTTTTATTTTGATTATATATTTAACAATGCCAGTAAAGAATACACATCTAATAAAATTAAAGAATATGTTTATCAACTACAAGATTTTATTTTATGGCATTATTCTTATGGTTCTAAACATGATACTATTTTTTGGAAACATTCTAAAAATTTATGGCATAGCCATAATAAACAAGAAATAGAAAAAATTATAACAATATCAAGAGACATGTCTGAACAAGACATACAAAAAAGCCTGCATTCAAATTTTAAATATGCACAATGGCAATTATGGAATTTTAACAATTTTATAAAAGGCATGGAATAGTCGTATAATTTGACAAAATTTAAAAAATAATCTATACACTAGGTTTGCAGAGAGATGATCCACCACAGATTCTCTCTGCTTTAAATCTGTTGAAATCATTTATAATCTGATATAACACCTAATAAACAGGATTTTATATGTTACAAAAATTAGGGTTTTTACCAGGATTCAATAAACAAGTTACATCTACAGGAGCCGAGTCTCAATGGACAGGTGGCGAAAATGTACGTTTTAGATATGGTACACCTGAAAAAATAGGCGGTTGGTCTCAATTAGGAGATAGTAAATTAACTGGTGCAGCTAGAGGTTTGCATCACATGGTCAATAAAACAGGTATTAAATACTCTTTAATTGGAACTAATAGAATTTTATATGCTTACACAGGAGATGTGTACTATGATATACACCCCTTAACTAATCCATTAGGTACAGCTCTTACAAATGCTTTTAGTACAAGTAACGGCTCACCTATTGTGACTATTACTTTTTCATCAGCACATAATTTTCAGCCGGGTGATATAATTTTATTTGGTGACACAAGTACATTTAGTGCAATTACAGGTTCAAATTTTGGTGC